GCTGCAAGCAGCGTAGCTATGGTAATCCCAGCGGGTGCGTTAATCACTCGTATGCAGTTCATCACTACAGCAGCGTTTTCCTCGGCTGCTACAATCACATTATCCATTGGCGGCACAGCCATCTCAACTTCATCAACAGTAACCAATGCAGGGTCTAATGCGGTTGCAGTTGCAGCGACTACGGGCGCAGCGGCCCTTATTGCTAACGTAGGTTCTACTGACGCAATTGTGACTTATACGGTTGGCGGTACATCACTTACTACAGGTACTGGTGTTCTTGTTATTGAGTATATGGTTCGCTTATCTGACGGCACATACAACCCAACAGCGCAAACTGCGTAATTAGTCTGCGGGGGAGGTAAACTCCCCCCTTTTAAATAGGAGATTAATTATGAGTATGCAATATGATGTCAAGAGTGCGCACGCGAATGTTGCTGGTAGTTTATACGGTAGTCGAGTCCGTCTTAAAGGTTTTGTAGTAACCCCAGCAGCTAGTACAGCGTCTACAATTACCTTTAAAGATGGAAGTTCGTCAGGAACTACCCTATGTGAAATAGATATACCTTCTAACACAAACCCAATTCCATTTTATGTAGCTATCCCTCAAGAAGGTATTCTATTTCAGACTGGGATTTATATGGCTCTTAGCGCGGCTGTAACCGGCGTGACTATCTTCTACGGGTGAGCCATGATGGACGACCAAATTAAACTTGCTGTTCATGAAAATGAGATTAAACACTTGCAAACTGATATGGATAAGTTGGTTAAAGATATGGAAGAGCTTAAAACTTCCGTTGCTGAAATAGGTAAAACCCTTTCAGAAGCTAAGGGCGGATGGCAAGTTTTAATGGTTATGGGTGGACTAGGTGCAGCGTTTGGTAGTGTAATCGGTTGGGCACTTGAACATTTCTCAGGTAAATAATATGGCAAAGAAAGCTCCAGTATTAGCAGTAGGTAGAGGGGAGAAGCTCCCTGTTTCTAAAGGTGCAGGTCTTACAGAAAAAGGCCGCAAGAAATATAATGCGGCTACTGGCTCTAATTTAAAAGCACCAGCACCTAACCCTAAATCCAAAAAAGACGCTTCTCGTAAGAAATCATTTTGTGCGCGTATGAGTGGTATGCCTGGTCCTATGAAAGATGAGAACGGTAAACCTACACGCAAAGCAGCGTCTTTGAAACGGTGGAAATGTGCCTAGTACATCAGTTAAACAGAAAAAATTTATGGCAGCTGCCGCTCATAACCCAAGCTTTGCAAAGAAAGCGGGTATACCAGTTAGCGTAGCTAAAGAGTTTAATCAAGCCGATAAAGGCAAAAAATTTAAAGAAGGCGGCAACGTGGCTACTAAACCTAAAGCAGGTAAAACAGTTAAAAAAATGGCATTTGGGGGTACTTCAGCACCTAGGTCAGTACGTCCACCAGTACGTACATCAGCACGTCCAGCAGCATCATCAGTAGCACGCTCAGACGGTCCAGGAGGACGTCCAATGCAAAGACCACAGCCTATAGCCAGTCAATCGCAACTTAAAGCTGCCGTACAAAATTCTCAGCCAAGAGGTATACAAGGAGGATTACAAGCAGGTATGAAAGTCCCTACGCAAAGTCCTATGCAGGCGAGTATGAGTGGTCAAGCACCTAGTGGGAATATGCAAGGTGGTATTCAAGGTAATATGCAAGGTAGTATGAAACCAAGTTCTGATATACCGCAAGGTGGGCAAATGGGGTATAGAGCTAATAATCAAGCTATGGGAAGTCCTCAAACACCCCCACAAGTAAACTCCCCTGCAATGGTACAGTCGCGAATGTACCCTGGTCCTATGGGTATACAAAACGGTATGGGTACTCCTCAATTAGGTGGTGCGCAAGGCGGTATGGCACCAACCCCAACAATGAAAAAAGGTGGTAAAGTGAAAGCATTAAATAAATTATTTAAAGGTAAAGAGACCTATAGCGAAGAGCTTAAAGAAGGCAAAGCTATTAAATCCGGCAAACTCACTCCTCAGCAATATGCTAAAGGTGAGAAGATGGAAGACAGCAAAAAGATGAAAGCTGGTGATAAGAAGATGAAAGATGGCGGTAAGTGCATGGCTAAAGGTGGTGTTACTCGCGCAGACGGCTGTGCTACTAAAGGTCATACTAAAGGTAAGATGATGGCTAAGGGGGGTTCAACATCGGATGATAAAAGAGAACCGTATGCAGTAAAAAACGGAAAAATATATCGAAACGATGAGTACCGTCAGAAATACGGCGATGGTAAATTAGATATGGATAAACCTTTATCTAACTACCGCCTTCAGAAAGACGCGGATATAGATTTAAGGTCTGGTAGATGGGATGCTATTGAAAGGGCAAAAGGTAAAGAAGGTTCAGGTGAAAAATATAAAAAAGATACAGCAGAGCATTTATCAAAAATTCAAGAGGCTCGCCGTAAAGCAAGTAAATATAATGAATCTCGCGATATCGTAGATAAGATTAATCCTGAAGGAGGTTCTACAAAAGGTACTGATTATTACGGAGCTCATATACCTAGTACCCATGAAACATTTGACCCTGATGAAGCTTTAACACCTCCTGAAAATGAAGATGGTATGAAAAAAGGCGGTAAAGTAAAAAGCTGTGGTATGAAACGCGGTGGTAAAGTAAAAAGTTGTGGTATGAAAGGTGGCGGCGTTACTCGTGGTGATGGTATTGCTTCTCGTGGCCGTACTCGCGGCAAATTTGTTTAGGGGATTGAAATGGCGGACTATAGTTTAAACAAAGGCCGTAAAATAGACGAAGACTATAAGCGTAAAGCTAAAGAGCCTTTGTTACCAGAATCATTTTGGACAGGTCGTAGAAAACAATTGATGGATGCGTCCAAGGCTGGAGTTCCTCCCGAAGAAAGTATTATAAGCAAAGCTATAAACTATAAAGGGGCTAAGTACGCTAATGAAAAACCTTCAGTAAAGAGTGAGGTTAGACCCTCGGTAAAAGTAGATTCTAAACCCTCAGTAAAAATGTCTACATCCCCGTCAATAGCTAAAGGAATGCCTCTTAGCGATGAGATAGATAGTCTAGTAGGGTCTAGTAAAGGTTCTGATACTGCGCCCGATGCTGTAATTAAGAGAACTGAAATTGTAAAGACTGCACCAGTAGTCTCACGTAAATCATCAATTGCACCTAGTAAGATGGCATCGCCCGCTAAAAGCTCTCGCAATAGTATGGCTGATGAATGGGCGGCTTTCTCTAAAGGTAGAGAAGCTGATACCGCTGCGTTAAAAGATATTACTGACCGATATAAACAAACTGGTACGTTGGTTAAATCAGAAGATTCTGATTTACCTCAACCTTCAGAGCTTAAAGACACTGACTTTAAAAAAGGCGGCATGACTAAACGTCCACCTAAACCTGCTAAGAAAGTACCACCTAGAAAGTTTGCATCGGGTGGTAGTACATCACGGTCATCGGCTTCTAGTCGTGGTGATGGTTGTGCAACTAAAGGTCATACAAAGGGTAAATACCTATGAGATTCTCTCGCGGAATGGGGTGCATTAACCCTAAAAAAGTACCTGGACGAAAAGGTAAAAAGAAATGACAACATCGGGTACAGCAAACTTTAACCTTGATTTAGGTGACCTCGTAGAGGAGGCGTTTGAGCGCTGCGGACAAGAGCTTCGCAGCGGTTACGATATGCGCACAGCTAGACGTTCTCTAAACTTACTCTTAGTAGAGTTTGCAAACAGAGGTATTAATTTATGGACAATTGAACAGTGTGCTGTACCCATTTCGCTTATACCGGGTCAAATTGCTTATGACCTACCTATAGACACTGTTGATTTACTTGACCATGTAGTACGTACAGGCACAGGGCAAAATCAAGTAGATATTAATATTTCTCGTATCTCTGAATCGACTTACTCTACAATCCCTAATAAGAATGCACGGGGCAGACCAATTCAAGTATGGATTAACCGCCGCACAGGAGCAACTTACCCTGACGGTGCAACTACAGTTACTAAAGCTCCACAGATTAATATATGGCCTACACCAGACCAAGGCACAGCCGAAGCACCTTATTATTACTTTGTTTACTGGCGACTACGCAGGATGCAAGATGCTGGAAATGCAGTAAACACACAAGATATCCCGTTCCGTTTATTGAATGCGATGGTAGCAGGATTAGCTTTTTATCTTAGTATGAAGCTTGCTGGCGTAGACCCTACGCGTATCCAAATGCTTAAAGGGGAGTATGAGCAACAGTTAGACTTGGCACTCTCAGAAGACAGAGAGAAAGCGAGTAATCGGTTTGTTCCACGGATTATGCACGTTTAGATATGTGATTGATGTGGACAATAGTGTGACTGATGTGGTAAAGTACCCCTTTCTAAATATAGGAGGGGTTATGGCAAATCAATATAAAGATAGTAGATTAGCGTCATTCACAGTTGGTAGCGTTAGTGGTGTATACATGATTACAGATACGGTTACTAATAGAACGTATATAGGTAGTTCTACAAACATTAGAAATAGGTTAGGGCAACACTTAGGTAAGATACATAATGAGGATGTTACAACAACCTATGCTAATTTTATTAGTACTTATAAAAAACACGGTGTGTCAGCATTTGATATAAAAGTGCTAATCATCTGTGCTAAAGATAATTTAAAGTTTTATGAAGCTAGTTGTATAGGCGCATTAAATCCTACAGAAAATACAATGAAGCGAAATGATGGTAGAATTGCATTTACTGATGAAGAACGTAAGAAGAAAGCTGAACGCACTAAAGCATTATGGGCAGACCCAAGCTATAGAGAAAAGTCTATAAATGCTCGAAAAGGTAATGCCTATAACAAAGGGTATAAATGTACACCTGAGCAAATCGAAAATAGAAAACGCGCAGGGCGGATTTCAAATATAAAACGAAATTACGGGGATACTTGGAAAGTGGAATACGCGCGTAGATACCCAGAATTTATAGGAGACTTAGATGTCTGTTAAGTACTCTTCAGGGAAGTGGAGTCACGGATTTTGCGATAGGTGCTCTCAAAGATTTCAGTTAAAAGACCTTAAGAAATTAACGATTAAGACTAAAGTAACCAATATTTTAGTCTGCCCTTCGTGTTGGGACCCTGACCACCCACAGTTACTTCTTGGGCTTTATCCTGTGTATGACCCACAGGCATTGCGTAACCCGCGCCCTGATACAAGTTATTATCAATCGGGCTTAAATACGTTACAATACCCAGAAGACGGAAGTCGTGTATTTCAGTGGGGTTGGGCACCAGTTGGTGGCGCTTCACAGTTTGATGCAGTACTTACACCTAATTACCTTGTTGCCATCGCGTCTGTTGGCACTGTTACAATCACAACTTAGAGAACTACCATGACAGGCAAAATTAAAACAGAACCTACTCCTAAAGTAGCAGGCTATCCACAGACAGGCATTAAAACGTCTGGTGTTAAAACTCGTGGAAACGGCGCTGCAACGAAAGGTAAAATCGCACGCGGACCGATGGCATAAGCTATGACTTACGCAGAACTGGCAGCAGCAATTCAAGACTATGTAGAGAACACGTTCTCTACTGCGCAAGTTAACCTCTTTATCCAAGAGGCGGAGCAGCGTATTTACAATTCAATACAGCTTCCAGACTTGCGTAAAAACGTCACGGGCGTAATTACCGCTAATAATAAATACTTACAATGCCCTTTAGATTTTTTATCTGCTTACTCTATTGCGGTTATCGACCCTACATCCGGTG